TAGTACAGGAATTTTCAGCTCCTTAGCCAATCCTTTTACAGCTACGAATACATCATCAATCTCGTCCTTACGCTCAGCGAATTTCTTTGAAGGTCCTCTCAAGTAATCTACGTAGTCGATAATAACGAGATCAGCTTTGAAGTCCATATCTTCACATTTCTGGATGTGAGACTTTATAGTAGTTACTGTTGCTGATTTAGGAGCGTATTCTTTTACGATGAGTTTGCCTGGTAATCCTTTAACAATCTCCTCTACTTCCTTACGGTGTAGATTGACTTCGTCGATAGAGTAGCCAGTAAAGTAACAGTCGAAGCGTTTACCTACATAATCCTCTCCTAATTCAAGAGTATAATAGATTACATTAAATCCTTGCTTTACTGCATGAGCTGCCATTGCTACCATCATCCATGACTTACCTCCGCCCGGGTTACCAAATACAATTCCCAAGTCACCAGGTCCCATTCCTCCTTGGAAGTTGTCGTTAATTACTTTCCATGGAGTTGGAATAGTAGGACGGTAATCTTCCCTGTACCGGCTTTCAATATCTTTCAAATACTCGTGACCGATATTCTTATCCATTCCTGCTTTCAAAGCTTGCTCAATCATTCCTCTGATTGAATCATAGTCCCCGGCATTTAATAAATCTGCTGAATCCATTAGAGCTTGCTTTAACTTCTGATTCTTGCAGAAAGTAGTAAACTCTTCTTGGATATACTCTAAGTCGCTCTGAGAGGCCTGGTAAGAGTGTCTTAGTTCTTCTTTAACAGCAGTCTTTAGTACATCGTTCTCAATCTTAGTTAATTTAATTTTAAGAACGTCCATTGTGATTGTAGTGTGGTACTTATCAAAGTACTGTACAATCTCTTGAAGGATCCACTTATGTGAATCAGCATCAAAATATTCTTCTTGTAAAGTATCCCTTACAGTAAGGAGGAAAGCTTTATCAGTAAGTAGCGAACCAAGTACCTTGACTTGGAAAGGCTTTCCGTATTGAGATAATTTCTGAAGAGTCATAACCTATTTTTTAATTGTGAGTAAGTATCTAAAATTTTCTAACCAGCTCTCAGTATTCTTTGTTATACCGTGCTGGATACTATCCTGCTTTAACATCAACATAAACGCTGTAACGTTCAACTGACTTGGGCAGTTATCCATTAAGTCCAATATAAGAACTTTTTGGGTGTCAGACAACCTTGGCTCCATTAAATTCATTAAATCGTAATTTTGCCATACTCGATCATAGTTCGTAAGTACCTTCTGGAATACTTTTACTTTTTCAACTCCCGCTTCACAGATATCGAAAACATAATCCAAATCAGTACCTGATTTATCTATCAGGTCTGGGAAGTGTTTGAAGATACCCTTAGGACCTAGTCCCTTTACCCCAGGTAGGTTGTCTGAATTATCACCCAAAAGCGACTTCATTACCAAATAGTTTTCAGCAAGAACTCCAACCTCCTCTCTAACTTCCTTAGGACCGTAGTACTTTTTCTTGATAGGAGAGTATACCTCTACGTTATCGTTAACGATCTGTAAGAAGTCTTTATCAGAAGACATTAAGGTTACCTTATTGTTATCCTTCCCAAACTGTTGAGCGATGTAAGCCATCACATCATCAGCTTCTACCTTAGGCATAGATATCATATCTACCGGCAGCATGTTAAGGTACTCAACTAATCTTCCGATCTGAGCAGACATCGAGTCATACTCATCTTGCTTCTTATCAAATACTTCCCAGTTAGTGATTCTGGTAATATCTCGATTAGCTTTGTAGTCTGAGTTTATATTCTTTCTTGCTTGTGAAGAAGCCGGTCCGTCAAAGACAATCACTACCCTGGTCGGGTTCATGGTTCTCACCAAGAATCCCAACGACTTCATAAATCCTACCATGCCTCCTACGTGTACTCCCTCTGGAGTCATCATATTGATCATGGTAAAACTACGGATGAAAGTATTCATCGCGTCGATAACCAGAATGTGATCGTTTACTTTACGGGGTGCCGACTGCTGTATGCTACTTAGTAGCGAGTCGTATTTTCCCATTTACTTATGTGTTAATATCGAATGGTACTCCGATATCTCTTACATCTTCCTCCATACTTCCTTCTTCTCTGAGTTCGAAGTCTACCGATCCTAGTAAGCTCAACCAACGATCTTTATGCTCGTTCTTGTACTTATCGATAGCTTTCTTATCATCGTCGATGAATCCATGAGGAGTCATAACAATTCTACCTCGAGACTGAATACCATTGATATGATTCTTCTCAATCTGGATATTAGTTCTCTTAGCAAACTCTACCTGCATTCCATCTTTGATTGCCTTAATCTTAGAAGTTCCAGGGTTGGTAATGTTACCGAACGTTACTACCATCGTAGCATCGTACCACATAGACATTCCTCCTTTATTCTGTAGTTTAGGCTGACCCATAGGGGATTCAGGCTTCATCGTCCATACCTTGTTGATTGCAACTAAAGTATTCGTATATGGATTACCTTCCTTACGTGATAACAAGATCTTCTGGTTTACATTATTTGCAAACTGAGTAGACATTGCTCCGGCATTCCATTCGTTGTTGTTCTTATTTGATCGTACAGATAGTTCACAAGGTACTGATCCAATACTATCCCAGAAGAAACACATATTGTGAGGTAAGTTACCTTTCTTCTGCTCATCAATCAAGTCCATAATAAAAGTAGCTACATCCTCAATAGTATGTAGGTTGCCTCTATCGGCGTAGATGAAGAATCCTTCGTAATCGTAGATCTCTCCTGTATCTTTATCAACTACTTCTTCTACCTGTAAACCCATCTCTTTAGCATGATCCCAAGACCACTTCATCTCAGTAATCAAGAATACTGGCAGTACGCCCATCTTCTGAGCGTTGACTGCAGCCTCTAGTAAAGCTGTAGTCTTACCAGTATCCGAATGACCACGTAAGAGAGTAATATGACCTTCAGGTATACCTGGAATGGAAGTGATCTCTTGAAAAGATTTAGAAAGAGGAATCCAGCTTTGCTCCTTAAACTTAATGCTTGTGGAAGCTAAGCCTTTATTCTTCTTAAAATTATTAAGATCAAATCCCTTCTTAATAGCAGCCTGGGCAGTCGCTGATACTCCTTTTCTCTTTGCCATACTTAGAACGGCAAGTCGTTAGATGAATCGCCGAATAGATCGTCGAATTGACTTACAGTATCAGCTTTCTTAGGAGCTTGAGTCTCTACAGTAAAGTTGTTCGCAGGTGCTGCTTGTGCGGCTGGTGCTGCTTGAACTGGTGCAGGTGCTTCAGCGCCTTCTTCGTTGCCTGATAACCATCCTTCTAGTTGACGTTTGATAAAATCAAAATCGTACTTAGAGAAAGACTTTAATGGATCTGGTTGTTCCTTAGTCCATTTTGTTACTAAGTTGTTATCATCACTCAAAGGAGTCTGCTTAGGCTTGATACGCACAGAAGTCTGTGGGTAAGGATTGCCTTGAACTACTTCGATAACGATATCGTAACCGTTGATGATATCTGTAAAGTCACCGATATCCTCATCAGCAGCTAATTGAAGCAAAGTATTATATACTTGCTTACCGAATCCCCATAGACGAACTCCTTTGTCTTCTTCACCACGTACTACTACAGGAGCATGTACACGCATCTTTGGAGCTAGTTTTCCAGACAATGACCAGTTATCGCGGTCAGAAGTCTTACGTAACTCATTTACAAAATCAACAACAGGATCTTGCTCTCCAAAGTTAGTTAATGCAATCATCGGATACTTTCCAATTCCGTAGTGGAAGTAAAGCTCACTAAATGGCATTTCAGGGTTGAACATTGAAGGTACAATTCGGATCTGATGTTTACCTACAGAAGGTTTCCAAAATGTAGCTTCGTAATCGATCTTCTCACGCTCGCGTCCGTTTGACTGCTGAGCCTGAAGTTTTTGCTTAATAGCAGATAAATCCATAGACTAAAACTAATTTAATTATAACTGTTTGAATTATGTTTCGAATATAAAGATAAGAAAACTATCTTTAACCTCCAACTAGAGTTCGATAATTTTATGCAATCTTGTGTTAATTCTCTTTAACTCAGGTCCTCTGGTTAAGAGAATACAGTTGCGGTAGTCAGCCCAGTTAACTCTGTAGTTGGGATCTGCTTTACCGTCGTTAAGTTCCTTAATTAAAGTATTTAACGCGTTGATTGTATAAAGGGTGTTGGATTCTTTTTTGCGATGAACTAAGATAGTATTATCTAAGAAGTTAGCAACGTTGCCAAAATCTACGTTATACGTGCAGATATACTCTTGATTACTTTTAGAGTATAGGACGAAAATCTTATTGTACATAATATCGTACTTGCCTTTGATTTGCTCAATAAGGCTATCAAGATTCTCTTCCGTAGTAAATGTACAGAATAATTTATTACTCATGTCTTCGTTCCAAATGCTGTTGTCGGTGATAAAATCGTAACCGAATTTTTGTTCTATAACTTCCATTATAAATAGATTTTATTAATCTAAAATTAAATTTTGACTGCTTTTATATTTCACTGGGTACTTACTACCCTGGTCTAATATCCTTTCTAGCTGCTGGAGAGTCTCTTTTCCATCAGCTATACTAAAATCAAACAATATAGCATCGTAGGTATACAATGCTACCTTTGTTTTTTTACTTCTTAAATATCCTAATACTTCTCTTAATATAAGAATATTTCTTGAGGTTTCCAAGCTTTGTATAACATAATTAAAAAGCTTTTGAGGATTCATATCCTTAAGATTCGAATAGAATGGCTTATTGGAGATAGGAGCTCTAACGACTCCATCAACAGTAAACTTAGTCCATAACTCATTAATATATGAGGCTACCTTATCGAAAAATTCTATGTGTCTGTATTTGTCCGGTACACCGCCGTACATGATCTGGAAGGTAGTTTGCTTGGATTGCTTATACTCTTCTTCAGCTAACTCCTGCTTATCGAAATACATTCTACCTAATTGAGTATGCACACTCTCAGAAGTAAACTCATAACCTACTACTTCAGCTATCAATCTAATATGATAGCCATCGAAATCAAATTCTACAAATCTATCGTTTCTTGGAATGATGGCTTTTCGGAACTCCGGTTTGTGAGGGATTGCGGCGAAATTAACGCTATTAAAGGCACTAGTAGGACGACTAGTGGGATTATAAAGATTATAGCTTGTATAACAAATATTATCTGCAATACTGAAGCTAGGGTTATTCGGTTTAAACTTGTCAATAAATTCTTCATAAGTAATTCTTACTCCATTATGTTCTGATAAATAGAAGACTCCGGTAGCTAAGTCATTATAGAACTTCCAGCTCCTATCCTCTAATATATCTTTCTTATCTTCTATAACTTCTTCTAGCGATCTGTAATTACGTTCACACCTCTCAAAGAGTTTAGCTAGAGGAATAATCTTATTTAAGTCCTTTTTATCGGACATTCGATTATAATACCATTGAATAATCTGAGGAGGATTGGGTAATTGTAGGCTATCATACTCAACCATAGAGTACATTAAGTTAATATCGTTAATGTTACTATGAGAGAAATGATATAAGAAGTTCTTCTTGCTAAACGTATACAGCGTACCAAAGCATTTTAATAACTCCTGTACTCTACTCTTCTCTACATTTAATCCTTCTTCATGATCAATAGGAACAATGTACCCTTCCTTATGATTCAAAGGACGAATATACAATGCTACTGCAGAGGATAAGATAGGATGGTAGCGATCGTTAGTCGTAACGACTTCTACGTAGCCTCCATTGCGTCCTAAGTTGCAAAGATAATTTAACTGAGTATCACTTTCAACGATGTAAAACATAACTTCTTATTCATAACCTTTATTAATATACGAATTAATTTTTAACGATCAAACTCTGTAAGGATCTTATCTATGAGATAAAGTTTTTTCCTTTCCTGGTTACCTTCTCGATCTGGTAAGGAGAATACTTCTCCAGTCTTTGTTAAAGTATAAGACCCGGCGTAACTCTTGCCTTGACGATCTTTAAACTCACCCCCAGGTGTGTACGGTGTGTTAAAGAATGTACTATCATCCGAGACTATGTCGTAGATTTCAGGGTAATCTACTCTGTGTTTAAGTATAGTAAGGTAATTTGTATAATTAGATCCTAATTGAAGGTAACCGCCTATTGACTTAGTGAGTTTAGGAAAAGTACTATCCCATTCTATTTCAAGAAATTTATAATCCTTATCCTCTCTAGCTACTCTATATTGTCCTGCTGTGATTTCGAAAATCTCTCTTGTTGAGATGAATCGAGCAAAATACCGTGTATAGGTTGTTCCTTCTGGTCTATTAGTTATTACAGTAGGTACTAGCAAAGGTTCGTGTTCAGATGTAGCTTCTTCGAGACCTCTACGATTCTTCTTATCATCGCGTTCTTTCTGAAAAGCTTTTTCTAAACTCTGTCTGTAAGGAGGTACGTACATCTTATGGAGTATTTGAACCTGGAGGTGTGGTTAATCTTTCGATATTTTTCTTAAATTTCTGAATTCTACTGTGTTTACTGTCTAGTGGGAACTCTTTAAGTTTACTGCTATCTGTTGTGTATGTAAAATGCCAGTGTTCGTCTATTGCGTATCCTTCGTACCAAGACCATCCGTAGTTGTATCCGTTCTGCATTACCCAATATATTGCTAGATCACCAGCGTCACCGTTTCGCGCTATATCAACCGCGATTCCTAATCCGTGATTAGATGTACCTGGGAATGCTGCTGCTGTACCTCCATTACTGCCCTTTTTAGCTCTTTTTGCTCCTTTGGTTGCTTGTGTGTCGTTGAGGCTACCTCCTGTTTTTACATACAAATCCCAATCGAAGATTTCATTTTGTTTTTCAAACGTCCTGTACCCGCCAACAAGATCAAGTGTGTGACTGGCAAGTTTTGCAGCATCGTACATTTCATCAAATTTAACAGCAGCTTCAGTAAGTAGCTTGAAACCTGCCTTAGTTACAGTTAATTCACTATCATCTAAACGGCCGTTTTTTCCCGGTGCTCCAGTACCGCTGCCACCACCACCTGGATTGTATACCTGTATGTGCTTAACTGCTTCGATAAAATCAGTGTTGAGTGTAGTAAAGTCTGATGAGTCGTTAGGTGCGTTCTCAACATTAAATATTTGAGTCTTTAATTTAGTAGTCCAGTTTGATCGATCTACTTGGTGCTCTACGCCGGTGATTAGAAAGCCTACTGGTTGATCTGGATCTCCTCCATATGTGGTGGGCAGTAAGTCTTTATTAATTACAAATGAATCCATTACCCGAAGATTGGAAATACCGTATAAACTTAAATGTAACTCGAATGGGATAATAAAACTATAAGTAGATCTTTTGGCTAATCTGTTATACTCAGCATCTGCTCCGAAAAGAAACTTACAGTAGTTTTCGTAGGAGCTGATCATAGTATCTACTGCGTGACGAGGGACTATACACTTTTCGTAGAACATTCCTAGGTGTGTAAGAACTCCGATGATTTTTTCTCGAAGATTTGATTGGAAAGTTGCGTAGTCTGCAGCGGCGTTTTCTCTCTGATCTTCTGATTCTACATCATATCTTTCTGTGTATACCAAGTCTGTTAACCCTCTGTTAATACCGTTAAATCCAGTAGCTTCATCTTGAGAGGTGAAAGGACTGTCTTGCGCTGATATAGCTATCATCGAGGACATCTTAGGAGATATCTGACTGACTAGATTTACATCTCTCACAATACTGTTTAAACCAAATACATTAATCTCTGCATTCTCTTTTAAGTAGGTGTAGGGATTTTTTGATAGACTTCTTCTGTCAACCACGTGGAATACTGCATCATCTTCTGCGTACTGTATTTGAAGGTCATTCTGTCCTCCTGATACCTTACTGATCCCGTCTAGTAAGCTTGCTACAAATTCATATAACGGTGCTCTTGCGTTCTTGGAAAGGTACTTGTTTAGGGTATCTAGTATGTAATTGATACTTAACTGTATATTCAGTACTTTAGGGCGTTTTTCAATATTCGGTGGGATGTTTCCTGCATCGAATAATTCGTGAATAGTATGAGGGAGTATACATATTCTCGGATCCATTGAGATATGATCATCGAAAGTCAGGTATTCTGGTTGCTTGCCGCTATAGGCGGTTTGGAATGTAAAGAAGTACTCGCTATCAGAACGTAGTATATGGGAGTTTAATATTTCTAATAATACCCCAAGTGGGATGTATACGTGATTTCTAATGTCTAACGCAGCTTCAGATACAAACCTTCCCCCAATTAAATTCCTTAACTGTTCTTTTATTTGGGCTGGTACTGAGATTGCTCTGGTTGATGGGAATAATTTTGCTAGTACCTCGTCATACTTCTTAAGTTCTCTGAATCTAAAAGTCTGATTAAATGATTGCCCTAGTAAGTTTTCGGATAAGTACTGAGAAGTATACTTAGCTTCTATTATTACCCTGAGGTAGAAATGTAACTTTGATACATAGTCATCATT